CGATGATGGCCAGCACGATGAGACCCACCGGGTTGGCGGTCATCGCGATGTTGAGTACCCATTGGGCTGCGGCCCAGGTCAGGGTCGCCGCGCGGGTGGCCACCATGGCGACCTTCTGCGCGGCCATGCTGGCGATCGACCGTTTGGTGGCCACGTCGCCGGCGGCGGTCGCCGCGGTCGAGATACCCGACGCCGCGGCGGCGCCGCGGGTCGCCGCGGTGTTGGCGACCAGGGCGGTGGTCTGCGCGCGGATGGCCGCGCGCATTCCCCACGTCGCGGCCACCTCGGCGGCCTTGAGCGGCAGCGCGATGACCGACGCGACGTTGGCCGCGGTCTGCGCGCCGCGGCTGGCGATGTAGCCGGCCACCAGGTACGGCAGGGCCTTGGCGAGTAGGTCGGTGTTGTCGGCGGCGAACTTGAGGATGGGCCCGGCGACGCTGAGACCGTCGGTGAACGTCGACCGGGGGCCCTCGGCGTTGCTGAACGCCGACGCGACGCCGCCCAGGATGTTGCGCAGCCCTTCGAAGATGCTGCGGAGCCGCTCCTGTCCCTCGGCGCTGTCGGCCCACCGGTGCAGGGCGGCCGCGCCGGTTTGCAGGTTGGTGAGGGTGGCGCCGCCGTCGTCGCCGGCGCGGAACAGCGCGGACACGAACCCGGCGACGTCGCCGGCGAGCGCGCCCAGCTGCCGCAGAACCCCGAGCGCGTCGCCGATCCATTGGCGCATCTGCCCGGACTCGCGGGCGGCCACCGACCAGCGTTCGAACCGCTCGGCGACGTTGCCGACGCCGCCGGCGAGACCGGGCAGGAACGAGGCACCGACGGTGACCCACTGCATGAACCCGTTGAGCGCGGGCCGCACGGCGGCCGCCAGGCGGTGCGTCGCGGTCGCCGTGGCGTCGAGCGTGCGGCCGACGTCGGCGGTCGTCTGCCGCGTCTTGAGCAGCCCGGCCGCCTCGCGGATGGCCAGGTTGAAGCCGCCGCCCATCCGGCGCAGCCAGGTGGTCGCCATGGGCAGGTAGATGCCGGACAGCTGCCGCAGGTCGCCGGCGACGCCGCGGAACGTCTCGCCCTGCCCGGCCCGCGCGGCGCCCTGCCACGCCGGCGCGAGGGCCCGGAGCGTGGTGATGACGGCGCGGGCGTTCGGGTGGAGTCGGGCGAGGGCCTCGGCGGCCGGGTCGATGCCGCCGCCGGCGGCGCCGGCCGACGATTCGCGTACGGCGTCCTGCGCGTCGGCGAGACGCTGCGCGGCCTCGGTGACGGCCCGCTGGGCCTCTTCCTGGCGGCGTAGGGCGTCCTGCACGGCGTCGGATCCCTCGACCCCCTTGCGGGATCCCTCGGCTTGCTCTTTGCCCAGGTCGTCGACGCGGTCGCGGACGTCGTCGAGCGACTGTTGGGCCTGCCGGTACGCCAGGTCGGCGGCGTAGATGTCGTCAGGGTTGCCGCGGGCGCGGGCGCGCTGCAACTCCTCTTCGGCCTTGGCCACGGCCAGAACCGACGCTTCCTCGTCGAGCCGGGCGCCGCGCAGCGAGCGGGCCAGGTCGTCGAGCCGCTCGGCTTCCTCGGCGCGGGCCCGCGCGATGGCGGCCTGGGCCAGCACGGCGTCGCGCTGCGCGTCGGCCAGGGCTTGGGTCGCGGCCTTGACCTCGCGTTGGGCCATGGCCACCTGACGGCCGGAGTTGGCCGCGGCGCCGCCGCCGCCGGTGGCCTGCTGGCCGGTCGCCTTCCACGCCTCGCCGAGCCCACCCGTGACGGCCTTGGCGGCCGCCACGGTGGCCACGGTCGCGGCGATGACTCCCGGGAGTAGCCCGATGGCGCCGACGGTCCGAGACACGGTCGCGCCCAGCGCCACCGCGTACCCGGCCGCCGACGCCATGGCGCCGCCCAGCGCGATGGTCGACGCGGCCGACCGCAGGTTCACCGCCCGCACGTTGGTGGCGGTGCGCTGCAACAGGGCGTTGACTCCCCGGTCACGGCCCACCGCGTTGAACACCAGCGACGTATCCGACACCGCGCCCACCCCCATTTCCTACCCACGAGGTAGGAATACCTCGAGCTTTTGCCGCGGCGGCGGCGGATCAGGTCGGCGCGGCCTCGGCGGCCTTGCGGTTCGCCTCGTCGACGTGGTCGACGGCGTCGAGCAGCTGCCGGTACGTCAGCCGCTCAAGCTCCCACGGCGGGATCCGCAGCAACGCCGCGATACCCAGCCAGTAGCGGTCCATCAGGTCGCGGACAGGGCTTTTCCCTCGGCGTCCGCGGCCGCCTGGTCGACGTCGTCGCCGGCGGCCGCCTCGGCCGCGGTGATCTCGGCATCCAGCGCGGCGAGGGCCTGCACGCGCTCGGCCTCGGCGATGCTGGGATCCTCGGCGGCCGCCGCGCGCATGGCGCGCAGCTCGTCGACGTCGAACACCAACAGCAGCTCGTCGTCGGCGAAATCCACATCTTCGTACCGCAGGGTGTGGTGTTCCCGGCGCAGCATCGTCCAGAGCAGGGCCCGGCGGGCGCCGGTCGCACCCTTGAGTAGCGACGTCTTGTACTCGGTGCCGTACGGCAGGCCGGTACGCCGCTCGATCGCCTCGCACTCGGCGGTGCGGAAGCGTCCCAGGTCGATGGGCCACGCCTGCTCGGGTTGGCCCTCGGGCCGGTAGATCAGTCGCACGGTCTAACTCCTCCTGGCGATGCGTTGTGCACGGGATTGCAGGGCGCGCTCTGCGGCGGCGCGCATGGCCGGGCGCAGAGGGCGCAGGGTGTCGTCGAACCACCCGGGCTCGCCGCGCTGGGTCACCCAGACGTCGGGCGAGAAGACGGGGTGCCGCCACCCGCGGCGAGCGTTCAGCCGCTTGGGGGCGTTGGTGAATCCGCGGGGCATGCCCCGCTTGCGGGCGCGGATCCGGGCGCCGGCGGACGCGCCGGACAGCCGGATTTCGGACGTCACCGCGGCGGCGACGGCCTGGCGCAGCGGCTCGCCGGCGTGCGGCAGCCCGCCGGGCATGGCCAGCACCGCGGCGCGGGCGGCGTCGACGCCGGGAGCCAGCGCGGTATGCAGTTCCGCGGCCAGCTCCCGGCGCCACTCGCGCCCGTCGGCCTCGTCGTCGAGCGCGGCCGCCACCCGCCGGAAACTCGCCGGGTCCGGCTTGATCTCGACGGCGTCCACCGACGATCAGGTGGTGCCGCGCACGACCGGGCCGCTGGCCGGGAACGTGTAGTTGGCCTCGTTGACGTCGCCGGGCGCACCGGCAATCGGGGTCCAGCTCTTGATCAGGCAGCTCCCGGTGTACTTCGGGTTGCTGGCGCTGACCACGCCCTGGGTCGCCCGGACTTCGAACGGCACGACGGTGCCCAGCCGCGCCCACATGAACTCGTCGAGCTGGCCCGTGGCTACGTCGTTCTTGAAGGTCACGGCCAGCGAACCGGACTTGAGACCGCCGATAACCTCCTTCCAGCCCAGCGACTTGAAGGTGGTGACGTCCTTCTCTTCGACCTCGGCGGTGACCTCGACCTTGGAGCTGTCGCCGGAGCGGTCCTGACCGTCCAGCGACAGGTACGCCGCGGTAAGCGTCATCTTGGGCATGCGGGGACTCCTCTACTTGATGCCGAGCGCGCCGGCGAACAGGAATGACGGGGCGGTGCCGGTGATCGCCCAGGACAGCCGCCAGTACGTGTCAGTGATCGGCCCGGCGAGCCGGAGCACCTGCCCGGTACGGGCGGTCGCCGCGGTGAACACCATTCGGTCGGTCGGCGCGGTGAACCCGGCGTCGGCGCTGCTCTGCACGGTCACGGTCAGGGTCGGCGAGGCGGTGCCGGCGACGCTGAGCACGTGCAGCGAGGCGTACACGTGCTGGCCTTCCGCCACGGCGGGCCGCTGCACGGCGGTGCCGACGCCGGCGGCGGTCCGGGGCGTCCCGGGGGCGTGCAGACCGACACCGCGCACCAGCGGCCACGTCGACGACGCAGACGCCGCCCACGGCGCGACGTCGCCCGGGGCGCCGCCCAGCTGGTATTGCGCACGCAGCGCGTTGACGATCCACGCCACCGACCCGACGGCGCCGCCGGCGGGCCCGGACTCGTGCGGGTAGATCGTCCACGCGCCGATGCCGCCCAGCGCGGCCCAGGCGTCATCATCGACGCGCGAGGTGTCGCCGGCTTCCCACTGCCCGGCGGCGGCGACCTTGGCGGATCCGAGCCCGCCGATCACCGATTTCCAGATGTGGCCGTTGGCGTCGACGTCACCGAAGTTGGTGGTATCGCGCTCCTCGTGCTCCCCACCAACCTCGATCTTGTTGGACTGGCCGGTGAGATCGCACCCGCCGGTGAAGATGCGGACGTTATGCAGTACGTGCGGTGCCACGGCGGGCCCTCCTCGTGGTCGGCGCCGGCGCGGGCGCGTCGACCTGGTCGACGTCGTCGAGCGCGGCCAGCTCGGTGCGCGCGGCAGTCACGCGCGGGTCGTCGTCGGGCTGCCCGTACGCGGCGAGCGCGGCCAGCTGGTCGACCAGGTGCGCGCGACGCGCGACGCGGGCGTTGGACTCGATCACGTGCGGCCGTAGCTGCACGGTCCGGCGTGGGCGGTCAGCTGCCACCGCCGATCACCTCCACGGGCCACTCGGCACCCACGTACGTTTCGGGCCCGAGGGTGTAGAGCCGGTGCCCGGCGACCTGGGGCACGTGCAGGTCATCGGCGGCGCCGTTCAGTGCGTACTCACCGGGGGCGCCGCGGGCAGCGTTGAGCGCGGCCCAGATCGAGCCGGGCCCGGTGCCCATCAGGGTGGACAGGGCCCGTTGCCCGGATCCGTCGGCGCCGCGGTCCATCAGCACCCGGCACGTCACGGTGATGGCCACCAGGCCGCCGAACGTCTGCGAGTACCGCGCCGTCACCTCGCCCGGGTAGAACGCGGGCGCCGCGACGGAGTCGGGCACGTAGTCGTACGTGGTCAGCCCGGGGCAGCCGGCGGCCGCCGCGGCGGCCAGCTCGGCGAGCACCCGCGGCAGGTCGAGCCCCGGCATCAGCCGGTCTCTTCCAGCACGAAGTCGCGCAGCAGCTCGGCCACGTCCGGGTCGACGCGGGCCACCCGCGTGACGCCCCACTCCGCGGACCCGAGAACGCCCTCCGGCGAGTCCTTGCGCCGGTAGAGCCGGAGCGCCTGCATCCGGCACGCCATGGCCACCTCGGCGGGAACCGCGGGCCAGCCATGCAGCGCGGTGACGCGCACCCGGTCGGCGGCCCAGCCGCGCCACCGGCGCAGCAGGGTGACCGGGCGCCCGTCGATCAGCGCGTTGCAGGGCTCGGGGTCGACGTCGCCGGCGTCGAGCGCCTCCCAGGCGTGCCCGGATCCGGTACGCGCGGCCACGACCAGCCCGGTGAGAGACGCGATGTCGTCGACCAGCAGCGCGTCGCCATCGTCGCCGGCGACCACCCGGCCAATCGTCCGGTACTCGCGCGTGGTCGGCGCCTGGTCGAGCCAGAACCCATGAGGGCGGTTGCACGTCTTGTCGATCTGCCGCGAGGCGACGTCGAGCGCCTCCGTGAGCAGCTCGTCGCGGGCAACGTCGCTCGGGTCCAGCTTCAACGACGCCTTGAGTCGGGTCAGGGTGGCGTACCGGCGCGCGGCCGCCGGGTCGGGCTGCGTCATGCCGCACCACCCGGCGGCGTCCAACCCAGCTGGGCGAGCACCGCGGCGGTCGCCGGCGACACGACCACGTCGGCGTCGGCGAGCGCGACGTGGGCCGGGTGGCGCACGTCGACGTCCAGCGTCACCCGCGGCCGGCGGCCGGCGGTGGCGTGCAGATCGAACGCCCGGACGGAGGCGGACACGTCGACGCCGTCCAGCACGATGCGGCCGCCGCCGGTGGCGGCCGCGATGATCTCGGCTCTCATCCCGTAATCCCTCCGGGTGCATCAAAAGGCGCATTATGGTGTCGGTTCGAATCGGACAGATCGGCCCGCGACGGGCGGCCGGCGCCGCAGGTTTCCGCCAACACCGCGGCGTACGTTCTGGCGAAAACCTGCGGCGGTCACCCCGGGTCGGCGGCGACCCACCGGCCGGCGACCATGCCCAGCACCGCGGCGAGCGGCCCGGGGCAATCGGCGATGAGCACCAGGGCGACGGTCACGCCGGCGCTCCACAGCACGGCGCGCATCAGTCGGCCGCCGGCGGCGCCGGCGGCGCCGCCGACTGCGGCGGCGCCGCGGGCTCGCGCGGCTCGTCGACGCGCTGGCACACCACCACGGCCACCGGGCCGCGGGGACCGTTCGCCGCGGCGAACCTCACCGGCAGGTAACGGTGTTCCGGGTCGCCGGCCAGCGCGATGGCGCCGCCGCCGTCGACGGGCAGCCGGTCGCCGGCGACGGCGAGCAGCTCCACCGACACGCCCACGACGCGGTCGGCGTGCGTCACGGTGAGGGTGCCGTCAGGGTTGCGGCGCACGGTGGCGTCTCCGTACGCCGGCGGCAGGATCGCCGGCCCGGCGTGCGGGTGCGCCAACACGCATTCGGGGTGCGCGCAGCCGGGCTCGGTGCCGACCGGGCCGGCGTCCGTCACTTGACGTCTTCGAACAGGTCCGGGCGCTGCTGCACGACCGGCGCGTTGTCGGGGTACTCCTTGCCAGCCTCGATCCGCACGGGCTCGCCGGGCACCTTCTTGGTCTTCCCGTCCTCCTTGACGGTGTCGAGCATGCCGACGAAACCGGAATACGTGGCGCGCTTCATGCTGGGGCCCTCCTCGGGTCTGCCTGGTTGTCCTGGGTATGACGGAGGGCCCGGCGCCAGGATCGCCGGGCCCTCCGCGTTGGTCCCTCCGGGTGTCCCCGTCTCGCCGGCGCGCTGGGGCGCCCACCTCGGCGCCGGCGGCGGGGTCAGCCGGAGGGGGTCAGTCGGGCCGGTCGTCAGCCGAGAGCGACAGCGGCCTTGGGGTTGGACAGCTGCAACAGGCGGAAGGCGTCGGCGTCGAGCACGTCGGCGCCGACGCGCCAGAACGCGAACCAGCCCGCCTTACCGTTCGGGCGGCCGCTGGCACCCTTCAGCATCGGGTCGTACTGCACGGACATGCCGATGCGGTCCACGATGCAGTAGTTGGAGAAGTCGCCGGCGAGCAGCACCAGCGCGCCGGACGCGACGGTGCCGGCCATCGTGCTGGCCTCGCGGGTCGGCTTGCCCAGCAGCTTGCTCGGGGTGTCCATGCCCAGGTCGGCCCAGAACGCGGAACCGCCGGCGGTGTCGAACTGCCGGATGAGCGTGTAGATGTTCTCGTTGGCCAGCCAGTTGGCGTTGCGCTTGTCCCGGGCCCGGAGCGCGTTCTTGACCGCGTACACGTCGGCGAGCGCGAGCGCGCCGGCGGTGCCCGCGGCGACCAGCGACCCGGCGACCGCGGCGACCGCGGCGACCACGCCGCGCGGGCGGGTGGCGCCGACGTTGGCGGTGGCGAACGCGGCACCCTCGTGCCTCGCCTTGGCGTCGGCGAGCAGCCGGCCGAACTCGCCGGCGAACCCGCTGTCGGCCAGCACTTCGTACGTGCCTTCCACCCAGGCGTCGGCGCGCTTCGGGGTGATCTTCACCTGGCCGAACGTCGGCGAGTTGTCGGCCGCCTCGGCGCCCTCGGCGGTCCAGTTCGCGGTGATGCCCGCGCTGGTAACGCCGTTCCAGTCGTCCGTCGCGATCTGCTTCGTCGTCGAAATCTCGCGGATCTCGTCGACGATGCCGGCGTTGGTCAGGATGATGGTCGGGTCGAGCGTGAACGGGACCAGCGCGCCGCCGTTGGCGTCGGTCAGCGACATGGACGCGCGCAGCACCTCGCCGGCGTAGCCGGTACGTACGTACTCCTTGAACTCCCGGTGGTACTGCTTGCTGCCGGTCATCAGGAGGTGCCGCGCGATGAGCGGTGCCTGGCGGTTGTCGTCGTCGTCCTCGTCGGCGCCCTCGACCAGCGAGAGCACGTGGGCCCGCGCGACGTCGGACATGTGCCGCGGCGCCTCGTCGATGGCGAACTTGGCGCGCTCGACGACGTCGCCGGCGTCGAACCGCATCGCCCGGAGCATCTCCTGACCCTCGTACGGGTCGCGGGACCGCTTCACGTGCGGCCCCTGGCCCGGGGTGATCCCGGCGCCGGCCTCCCGGTTGGCGGGGTTGGCCAGGGCGGACCGGACGGCCTCCATGCGCTGCTCGCGCTTCTCGGCCTCGCCCAGCTCGGCGGCCAGGGCCTCGTACTCGTCGAGCGCGGCCGCGGACCGGGCCACCTGCTCCTCGGTGGGCTCCTCGACCTCGTCCAGCTCGACCAGCTCGGCGCCGAGCGTGGCCATGGCCGCGCGGATGACGGATGCGTTGCGCTTCATCGGATCCCCAAACGGATCATGTCGGCCCGGACACGGGCGCGACGGATGGCGAGCCGACCGGAGTGCACCTGTTGCGGGTGCGAGTCCTCGGCGCCGGGCCCGGCGTCGGCCGGGGTGGCGGTGAGCGCGGCGAGCAGCTCGGCGCGCTCGGCGTCGTCGAGCTGGTCGACCAGCTGCACGACGGAGCGGACGGCGACGATGTCGGCGCCCTCGTAGTACGGCACGGGCGTGGGCCCGTAATCCGAGAGACCCAGCTCAAGGCGGGTAACTTTCGGTAGCGGCTGACCGGGCCGGGCCCGCGGGATCCGCCCGTTCGGGTTGGACCGGATGATGCGGCCGCGGAAGCTCTGCCCCTTGATGTCGCCGGCGTCGATCGCCGCCAACACCTGGTCGGCGAGCGGCCCCTTGTTGTACCGGGTCACGGTGAGCAGACCCTTGCCGTCGGGCCGGATCTCCAACGGCGTACCGAGCGGCACCTGTAGCAGCCCGTTGGGCTTGCCGTCGAGCGTCATGCCGTGGTTGTAGAGGCACACCGCCCGCGCTTTCCCGGCCTTAATGGTCCGGTTGAACGCGGCCCGGTGAATGTCCTCTTCGTAGTGGCCGTGCTGGTCGCGCACCTCCGTGGGTACGCCGAACACCGCGGCGTACGCGGTCACAGTCCGGCCGTCGCCGGTACGCGACCGGCTGATGTCGTCGAGCGCGAACGTGCGCAAGTAGGTGAGGCTCACCGGCGCTTCCCTCCCTTGGCCTGGTCGAACAGGTCGCCCAGGTCGCCGGCCTGGCCGAAGAACTCATCCAGCAGCGCGCCTTGCCCCTGCATCTGTCGCTGGTCGGCAACGTCGAACATGCCGAGTTGCTGCGCCGCCGGCCCGGTGTCCCGGCCGACGTTGGGCCGGTCGGCCAGCCCGATGGTCGACCGGGCGCCCGGCACGAACGCGGTTTCGGCGCCGTCCAACGTCAGCTCGGCGGCCGCGGCCTTGCTCTCCTGCCGCCGGCGCGCGGCGTTGGCCAGGGCCTTGGCCAACGGCGGGTCGGCCGCGGCCGCGGCGGCCGCCGCCGGCGACGGCGACGGGTCGCCCATGATGGCGAGTAGGTGTTTCTGCTGGTTGCCGATGTTCACCGCGGCCGCCCGTTCCTCGGGGCGCAGAACCTTTTGGTTGCTCTCCGGTACCAGGTGCGCGCCGCGCTCGCGGCGGTTCAGCTCCACCACCGCGGCGTCGAAATCGGCCGGGGGCATGTCGGGCAGCGCTGACCGCAGATCGGACAACATCACGTAGTCGCCGGGCTTCTTCGCCAGCTGCCGGTACGCCTCCCGTACCTGTTCCGCCGGCTCGGCGGCGGCCGGCGCTTCGACGGCCGCGCGCCGGTGGGCCGGGTCGGCCTGCCGGCGGCGGTGCTCGGCGCGGTCCTGCCGGGCCTTCTCCGCTGCTCGCTTGGTGTCGTGCTGGCCGGTGTTGCCGTTGACGTCGACAGTCACCCAGCTGCCCGGCCGGGCCGGGTCCGCGGCCACCACCATGCCGTCGGGCTCGGCCGCGGCGAGCATGGCCAGGTCTCGCGTCGCCGCGTCCGCGCGCCACTTGGCCGCGAAATCGTCGTCGCCTTCCGCCTCGGCGGCCGCGGCGTTCAGCCGCGCCAGGGCGGCGCGCTCCTTGGCCGCGGCGGCCGCCGCGGCGAACTCCGGGCGGGGCTCAGCCGCCGCGGCCGCCGCGGCGCGGCGGTCCTCGGCCACCTTCCGGTACCGCTTGGTGTAGGCGGCCATCGCGGCCGCCTTCGCCTCGCGGTCGTCGTCGTCGACGTCGAACGGGTGGGGAGGCGTGGCGGCCGCCGGCTTCCCTCCGGCGGCCGCCTTCCGCTTCGGCGCGGCCGCCGGCTTCCCTTCGGCGGCCGCGCCCTCGGCGTCGGCGTGCTGGTGCTCGCCGGCGCCGTGACTGTGGGCCTTGCGGGCCTTGCCCTCGATCCGCAGCCCGCTGGCCCGGTCCCCGGGCACCTTAAAGCGGTTCCCGTGGGTGCCCTGGTTGTGGCGGCCGGGCAGGTGCCGGGCCACCTCCCCGTCGGCCTGGTCGTCGACGTCGTCGACGTCGACGGCGGCCGCGGCGTCCGGGCGCCACCGCAGCCACTCGTCGACGTACGCGCGGGCCGCGGCCCGCTGCACGGCGTCACCACTGCCCGGGTTGTACGGGCAGGCGGTGACCGGGTGCCCGAGGCGGGCGGCCACCTGGCCCAGCTTGCGGGCCGCAGCCAGCATGACGTCGCTCATACGAAGTCCCTTCCGGCGCCGGCGGCCAGCCGGGCGTCGCGGCCGGCGCGGGCCCGCCCCGATACGTTCTGCTGGAATTCCGCGAACGTCATCCGCGGGTTCTGCGCCCAATACCGCAACAGTTCTTCGCTCGCGTACTTGCGGGCCACGTGCATGGGCCCGCTGAACAGGGCGGCCGGGTCGATCTTCTTGGCCCGGCCGGCTTTGCTCAGCAGGTTGCCGCGGGTGGCGTGCTCAGCGTCGAGATATTGAAGGTAGGTGTGTTCCTCGTACGCCTTGCGGAGCGCCTCCCGGGTGCCGCCGCGCTTGCTGCCGCCGCTGGCGACCGTGGCGGCCTCCTCGCGGCGCAGCTGGTCGACGTCGAGCCCGAGCATGTCGGCGTAGGCGTCGAGCCAGTCACGGCCGGCGGCCACCTGCCGCTCGATCTCGGCCGACTGCGCCTCGGTCAGCGCGCGGGCCGGCGCCTTGCTCTTGCGGGTGCGGTCCGGCGGCCCGTAGCGCAGCCGGTCGCCCGGGTCCACGCCCTGTTCCTGGGCCAGCTGCCGGAACTCGGCGAGGTACGCCGCGGCCTTCTGCGTGCTGGTGCGCTTGTCGGCCCGCATGGCCGAACCGACCTCGGCCGGCTCGGCGTCGTCGGGCAGCCCGAGGGCCCGCCCGACGGCGCCCATGAACCGGCGGGCGGTCGACTGGTCGCCGGCGGCGTGGTCGTCGCGGGCCTGCTGCTCGATCTCGGCCCACACCTTGGCGACGTTGGCGACGTCCGCCGGCGGGAGCGGCGGCCGCGCCGGCGGCGCCGGCGGGGTGTCGGCCCAGCCGGTCATGAGTCCGTAGTCGCGGCTGTCCTTCGGCGTGGTGATCTCGGCGTGCCGGGCGGCGTGCTGATACCAGGCCAGCACCATGGCGGCGCGTTCCGCCGGCGGCCGCGGGTCGGCCTTCTCCGCGGCCGCCACGTCCTTGTCGGTGGCGTCGTCGGGCAGGCCCAACGCGCGCCGCTTGGCCCGGTCCAGTCGGGCACCCACCGCGGCGCCGTCGTAGTCGCGGAAGTTGCGGGCGTAGAACTCGACGTCGGCGACCTTCCCCACCGGGTTGGGCACCCACGCCGGCCCGGTCGGCTGGTCGGCGGCCATGGCGGCGTCGCGGGCGGCCGCCTCGGTCCGCCGGTGCTGCTCCTCACGCAGCGCGGCCAGTCGGGTTTGCCGCTGGTCGTTGGTGTTGTACCCGTCGGCCTCGATGTCGGCGATGGCGGCCGCCACGTCGGCGTCGGTGAGGCTGGGCAGCGGCGAGGATGACCAGCGGTGCCGGTCGGCGGCCAGCTGGTGCAGCCGGGCGGCCTCGGCGGCCGCCGCGGCGTCCCGGTCGGCCTTGCGGGCCCACGCGGCGTGTACCCGCTCCATTTCGGCGACGTCGCCGAGATCCGAGGCGTACTGCGCGGCCTGGGCCAGCTCGTCGTCGCCCATCGTGTCGAGATCCCGCGCGAGGTACTCACGCGCCGGCGCCTCCCGGGCGGCGACCTCTGCCGCCAGGCGGCGGTCGAGCTCGGCGCCGAGTCGGTCGAGCGTCGCCGTGTCCGGGTCGCGGTCCACCGCGGCCACCTGGGCGTAGAGATCCATCACGTCGGATTCCGGCATGTCGCGCAGCCCGTCGTCGTCGGGCACCGACGCGACCAGCGCCCGGTACATGGCGGCGGCGTCGCGGCGCTCCATCTCGTCCCCCAGCAGGTGGAAAACCCGCTCGTCGTTGGCCACCGCGGGATCGTTGGCGAACTGCGAGAACAGCTGCGCCAACCTCCGGTCGGACAGGTTCCGCACGTCGGGCGTACCGGCGATGATGTCGGGGGCGCCGATGCGCCGGAACCGTCCCCGGTGGTCGCGCGGGTGCAGGTCGGGATCCCACCGCAGCAGCTCGGCGAACCACTCCCACAGTCGGGCGCGCTGCTGCTCGTCGTCGTCGAGCTGGTCGCGGTCGACGGCGCCGGGGTCGGCCTGGTCGTCGGCGGGATCGCCGGCGGGCGGGCCGTCGCCGGCGTCGTCGACCGCGACCTGGTCGGCGGCGGCGGGCGGCAGCGCGTTCGGGTCGTGCATCTGCACGGAGACCATGCCGGTGTGCTTGAGCAGGGTCATATCGCCGGCGACGATCGCCGCGGTGACGCTGTCCGGCTCGAAACCGGCTTGGATCAGGGTCGACGCGGTGCTGGCCTGCGTCTGCATGGCCGTGGCGCTCTCGGTCTCGCTCTCCTGCAACGCGGCGATGTCGGAGACGTCGAACCACAGCCGGAAGCCCTCCGGCACGTCGACGATGCGGGACAGCGCGGCGCACGCCGAACGCCAGTCGGGGCGCACGACGGTGTCCGCGAATGCCCGCATGGCCTGCCGGTACATCGACCAGGCCGCGGAGTCCTGGCCCTGCTTGAGTCCGGCGACGACGGCGGGCACGCCGATGGCCACCGCGATGCGGTTCTCACCGGCCGCCATGATCTCGTCAAACTGCGCATCCGAGAATTTCGACCCCACGATCATGGGATCGGCGCCCTCGTCGAGCACCAGCGTGCCGCCGGCGTTGGCCGGGCCGGAGTGCCGGGCGGCCACCGAATCGCGGATCCGGTTGCGCTGCTCCGGCGCCAGCTTGTTGGCGTACTTGATGATCAGATTCGGGGTCGCCGCGTTCCTGAAAAACCGGTCGCGGTGCTCGGTCATGGCAAGATCGGCGTTGATCTCGCGCACCGCCGGGGTGAGCGCGCTCATGCCGCGCCAGTTGGCGAGGGGGTCGGGGATCGGCGCCCAATGGGCGACCTCGTCGACGTCGTAGAACTCCGGTTGCCGCTCGGTGTCGCCTACCGGCTCGTAGAGGTAGCCGACCACCTCGCGCAGCTGCCGGCCGTCTTCGCCCTCGGTGATCCACGAAACGATCGTGACCCAGTCCGGCCGGAGGCGTTCCAGCCGGTCGGCGGACACCCGGCGGACGTAGGCGTTGCCGGCCAGGGTGGCATCCTGGCGCATCCGGGCGAGCAGCTCGCCGGTCGTGCCGTTCGGCCACGGCTCGTGAAGCGCGCTCAGGCATTCGTGATCAGTGAGTTTCTTATTCTCATCACGCAACCGGAATTCGGCCTCAGCGAATAGCCGGATAAGCGCATTCGTGATTCCGAATACGGCGGCATTTCCGCCGTACGCGCGCACGCTGTAATCCGTGAAATTCGTCAGCACCTTTTCGGCGTTCGGCTCGCCGTAGGTGGACAGCATCCGCCAGTCCGCCGGGCGGGCGGCGCGCTCGACCAGGTCGACCAGGGCGGCGCCGGCGGCGCGGATCCGCTGCAACAGGGCCACGGCAGGGCCTCCTAGACGTAGAACGCGCTCGGGTCGAAGTCGTCCGGTTCGGCCAGGTGCTTGCGCAGCTCCAAGCCGAGCAGCGCGCCGGCGAAGGCGACCCATGGGCTGATGTCGACGGTGGCCAGCCGGCGCGCGAACGCGAACCGGTCGCCGAGTGGGCGGGTGCGGGCGTTGTTGAACGCATCGGTGAGCGCGGCTTGGCCCTCGTGCCGGACGGTGTCGTGCCGGATGCCGTCGACGACGGCGCCGGCGGCCGCGGCGGCCTCGCCGGCGTTGAGCGTGAGCAGGTCGCCGCGCTCCGGCTCGTTGGTGTTGGTGCTCTTGCTGATGCCGACTTCCGCCAAGTCGGGCACCAGGGACATGGCCGGCGAGGCGCCGTCGATCACCCAGGCGACCGGATCCCACCGCTCGGCCAGCTCGCCGGCGCGGGCAGCGACCCAATCGGTACCGGGCCGGTACTCGATCACCTTTCCGTGCCGGTGCGGCGCGGCCTGGGCGACGCCGTCGACCTCGCGGCGCGACGGGCACCGCTCGATCTCGCACAGCCACACGGCGACGATGGCCGTAGCGGCGCGCGACGGCGGCATGTCGATGCTGAACGCGAGCGGCTCGCCGGGCGCGGCCCGGTCGTCGAGCCGGTCGGCCCACTGCTCCGGGGTCGGCATGTTCGGGTCCGGCGGCAGCGTCGAGCCCTTGCGCCGGTTGAGGTACGCGCGGCCGAACTCCTCCGGGCCCATCTTGCCCAGCTCGGCGCGGACGGCGGCCATGCGTACGGTGTGCCGCCACCAGCGGCGGCCGGTGTCGTCGACGCCGCAGACGCACTCGCCGGTCAGCTGGGGACAGAGCGCGGGCATGCACGCCAGCCAGGTGGCCGGGTCGTTGTGCGGGCCCTCCAGCGCCGACCATTCGAAATACGCGCTGGTGGTCTGCTCTCCGCTCTCGACCAGCTCGCGGCCCTTGGCGACCTTGTCGGCGAGGTAGAGAGACGCCTCGGTGCCCTCGGTGGAGACGCGCCAGTGCTGCGGCGACCAGCGGGTGATCATCGCCGGCGAGAAAGCCTGTTCCAGCCGGGCGTCGACCGCGGCGAAGAACTCATCTTCGAACGCCAGATCGAGCGTCTTACCGTGGCCGGCGGTCTCGGTGTTCGACACGATCCCGTCGTACGCGCCCGATTTCCAGATGAGCGCTTCCGACCCGTTGGCCAACCTCTTGCGGTACCGGGTGCGGAACGGCGACGCCTCCAAGATGGGCAGCTGGTCGTCGACCCACTTTTCCCGGGCGTCCTGCCGGCGCTGGGCGGCGTACAGGATCCGTTGCCGGCCGTGCTGATACGGCGCGTGCCGGCGCACCTCGCCCGGGAACGCGAGCGCCCGGTGGACCTTGACCGGCAGCGTGACGGTCGTCTTGCCGGACTGGCGCGGCAGAAGCACGGTCACGTCCCGGTAGACCAGGGCGTGCGTCGCCGGGTCCACCTCAAGCGAGGTGTCCACGATGTACCGCTGGTGCGGCATCATCGGCTGGCCCAGCTGGGACGAAATCCGGGCGACGGCGGGCCCGTAGGTGCGGCGCGACGGGTCGCGCATCGTCGACACCCGAGGCGGGCACGTGAGCCCGTACGCGGCCCAAATTTCCTCGGGGGTCATCCCGGGCCACAGGTTGATCGGCTGGGGCGCGTGCGGGTCAGCTAGGCCCGTAGTCCGGGCCCTCTTCTTCCTCATCGTCGAGGCCCTCCCACAGTTTCTCGACCAGGGCCCGAAGCTCCTTGCTCACCGCGGCCACGGCCATGCCGGCGTCGCCATCGAGCGCCCGCGCCAACACGAGGGCCTGCGCGGCGAGCGGGACCAGGGCGCCGTCGAGATCGCCCAGCTCCTTGAGCGATTCGCGCAACGCGGTCTCGACCTCGCCGGCGAGCGGATCCGCCGACGCGCTGGCGCCGAACCGATCGGCGTATTCGCCGAGCAGGTCGCGCGGCGAGACGTCCAGCGCGGTGGCCAGCCACAGCAGCTCGTCGACGGAGACGCCGCGGCGGGCGGTCTCGGCGTTGCGCAGCGCGGCGTCGGTGTAGGTCTCCGGGGCGCCGGCGGCGACGGCGGCCGCGGCCAGCTCGACGCGCGTCATGCTCTGGCGCTTGCGCTCGGTCTCGACCTGGGCGCCGACCTCGGCGCTGATCCGCGCGGTGATCGGCTCGCTCGCGGGCTGCTCGTCACGCTCCATAGCGGTCCCCCCCTATGCCCAGGGGGGAGAAAAAAGGAGACGGGGGCGCGGGGTCTCCGCGCTCCCGCCTCCAATTTCCGACCCCCACCCCCTACGTTTGCGCAGGTCAGGGGCTTGCGCGCACGATCGGTGCAGCGATGTGCGTGCATGCCTACCAGTCGTCGGCGCTGATCCAGCGCACGGGCTGAGCCTTGGCCTGCCTGCTGCTGTTGCATCCGTAGTGCGCGGGCCTGCAATTGGTGATGTCGTAGACAGAGCCACCCTTGGAGCGAGGTATCACGTGGTCGACGCTGTAGCTACGTGGGTGCCTGGGTGGCCAGTGCCCGATGCGTTGGTGGCACAGCCAGCACACCCAGGGGTAGACCCTCTTGCACTCGGCCACCAGGGCCCGCCAGCGGTGCCCACTCAGGGCCCCGCCCATGGCGACCCCCTCGGATACGCCGAAGGGCCCGCGCTCCCCCTGAACGCGGGCCCCTCGGCGTTGTGCCCGGTCCCGTAGCGGCTAGGGCCCTCCCGTGGGGGCACCTCGCTGCGGGCACACTGCGGCTGAGAGCGGAACGCTTACAGATCACCGGGCCGCGGTCAAGACGCCTCCCTCCAACGTGACGCCGGACACGTCGACGCCGGCGGTGTGCGCCTCGGCCGCTAGCAGCTGGTCGGCGACGTAGGCGGCCACGGTGGCGCGGCCGCGGCCGGCGGTCCGGGGCGGGTCGACGTGCGGGAACCGGCGGCCGCGGCCGCGGCACGCGGGGCAGCTGGTCGCCGGCGCGACGTGGCCGGCTCGCTTCGACCGGCTGACCCACTGGTTGATCGTGTTCCGGGTGACGCCCAGCTGGTCGACGGCCTGCTGGGTGCTCCACCACCTGACGCCGTCGACGATCACGCCCCGATCACTCCCCACCCGCGGCCGGTCGACGTCGAGCGGATCCGCCGGCGAGGCGCCGCCGCGGCCGCGGTGGCCCGCCACAGCTGGGCCAGCTCGCCGTACGCCCAGACGTGGCGGCGGTGCTCGGTCCGGCGGTTGTGTCCGCACGGGCAGCCCTCGCCGGCGCAGCGGCACGACTCGCTCACGCACTCGACCCACCACAGCGACGGATGCCGCGGCCGCAGGCCCTCCGCGACCTGCTGCACGTCGGCGGCGTCGTAGTGCAGTTGCAGGCTCTTGCGGCGGCACGCCGGGCAGCGGTCCGCGATGGGCTGCCGCGCGTCGTCGAGTACGCCGGCGGCCCGCCGGGCGGCCCGGTTCGCCCGGCCCAGCTGCCGGTCGACGTCGGCCAGCTGGTCGGCATCGTGGATCCGGTCGAGCGGGCAGAGCCGGCCGTGCACGCCGTCGACGCCGGCGGCGAACGGCCAGTCGGGCGCCACGGCGGTGCCGTCGAGCCAGTCGAGCAGCCCGACCAGGTCGCCGCGGCCGCCGGCGATGCGCAGCCGGGCGGCCAGCACGTCGACCACGTGCCCGACCATGCCGGCGACGGCCACCTGGGCGTCGATGATCCCGAGGCGGGCCGGCGCCGGCGCCGGCGCGAGCGCACCAAGCCCGCGCTTGAGGTTCCAGATCCGGTACGCCCGGTCGGCCATGCCCTGCGCGGCGAGTTCCTCGGCGCGCTCGTCGTCGACCAGGTCGCGGGTCGCGGTGGTCGACCGGCCCGGTTCGGTGAGCAGCACCAGCCAGGCCCACGCCTGCCGGAGCTGGTCAATGGTCATGTGGATCTGTTCGTGCAGGTAGGTGCGGGGGTCAATGCTGGTGGGGTTGGTCATGGGAAGTCGCCCCTTGCGCTGGGCCCTGGTGGTGGCGCTTGCCGCGCCGTCCCCTACGTCGACGTGGCAGGCCCTCGCTCGGGGTCAGGACCGTACGGGCCTCCCGACCCGACCCGTCCCGACCCGGCGTACCGGATCCCGTAGCCCCGCGATTGGCAGGATTGACCAAGGCAAGATGATCTTGGGAAGTTGCCAGCTGGCGCGGGATCTGACCATCGGTCAGGTCGCGGGGCGCGGTCGTCGACGGTGGCGCGTCGAGTCGCGGTGTGGTGGTGCGTGCGCGGTATCCCGACTGCGTCGGGGTCGCGGGGTCCGGCGTGATCCGCGCGAGCGGGTCGCCAGTGGTGTTCGGCTCGCCGGCGGCGCCGGCGGCGGCGGTGGCGCGGTATCCGGTCGACGTCGACCGGGTCGCGCGGGGGCTCGGTACCCGGTGGCCGTGCTCGGCGAGCAGCTGCCGGGTACGCGGCCCGTAGATCGGTTGTGCCGGCGCCGGAAGCGGCGGCACCCGGTCGTCAGCGTCGGCGGCGTTGCCGCGGCGAGCGTTGCACTGACGGCACGCCACGCGCAGGTCGTCGGGTCCGCCGGCGGCCTGCCCGGGTACGCGGTGATCGTAGGTTCCGCCGCGGCCGCCGCGCTGGTCTCCCCAGGTGACCACGCGGCCGCAGTAGCGGCACCCGTCGCCATCCCTGAGCCGTACCGGCACGGTCAGCGAGGTGGTCGCGGTGTCCCGCTTGCGCTGCTGCTCCCACTCGATCTCGTCGCGCATCCTGATGTGCACGAGGTTGCTCGGGTCGTCGAGCAGCCGCCACGCGGCCTCTCCGTCGTCGAGCACGACGGGCGCGAGGTAGCCGGCGCGCTGGGCCATGTCGACCCAGACGCGCCAGTTGGGCCCGATCGTGCCGACCAGCACGCCGCGGCGCACGACGTAGTCCGTCCGGTAGCCGGCCGACTGCACCGCCAACCGGCTGAACTGACCGAACAGGAGGTTTGCCACGTCCAGCTCGGTCAATCGCACGTCGGGCACGTCCATGCCCAGAGCGGCAAGGACGACGGGGTGATGCGCCGCGGTGTCGCTGGTTTTCAGCCAGGTCACGGGTCACCCCCTTGATTGATCATGGTCATTGGATCTCCCCAGATGCGGGCCGGCGCGGCCCGGGGTCCACTCCCCTGCCGCGCCGGCTGTGCCGTCGTGCCGCTACTCGTGGTCGGGCATCGGTCTCCCTCAGTCGGTAATCGTGATTCCGGCGGCGCGGCGCTCGCGTTCGTCGGCGGCCAATCCGTGGATCTCGCCTTGCACCTCCGGCGAGAGGCTGCGGAAGGCGGCCCGGCTCTCGTCGGTGTTGTGGATCTGCCGCACGGCCCACTCTGCGAGGATGCCGGCCAAGTCGCGCTCGGTGGCGCGGCGGCGGCCGCTCACTGCATGGCCTGCTGTAGCGCGGCGACGGCCAGGCCCAGGTACGCGCGGGCGGTCGACGCCCACTCGCCGCGGTACGTGTGGTCGCCGGCCGGCACCAGCTCGGCGAGGCGGCCGCGGATCTGCTGCACGCTCTCGAC